AGAAGAAATAGTATATAGATAACTATGAGAAAGAAGTAAATATATGACTATTGGAACATTGCAATACTCTAATTATAAGATTTTACCAAAGATTAACTTTGGATAGCTTTTTGTGTATCGGACTAAAGACGTCTTCCAAATAATACAGTTTGTTATATTTCAATGGAAGAAATATCTCGTTCAGAACAATATTTAATGTGTAATCAATGTAAAAACATATTTAGTAAAGAATATATGGAAGAATGGCTTAATAGAAGGGCGGAATGCCCATTATGTCGTAAAAAATGGACAAATGACACTATTTATAAATCTAATAGTATAATATATGAGTGGATGTATATTTAATTTCTCAACGAATAATTGTCGAAATATTTATATTGGCAAAGAAATCTCTTCAACTCAATATAAAATAATTAAAAAAACACTTAAAATTGTCAATAACAGATATAAATATGTCAAATCCAAAATAAATGGTAAAAACTCAGTAGTCATTCTACAAACTAATTATACAGATTTTTATAATACTCGTCTTCTGGCAGACCAGACTTACTATAATAGATCTATACCAAAAGAACCTGATATTTCTACTTAAAGACATCACAATCACTAATATATAACCATGAAAGATCAAATCGTAGAAATCATGAAATCAGTTAATCAGCCAATCAGTGAAAAAAACTTGGCAAGGCGTTTAAACATTAATTATCGTCATGTCAAGTACATTTGTAACTCCAACCCAGATATTTTCCAAAGGGCTCATCCTATTAATGTTGGATCTAATAAATATGACAATACTCGTAATCATTCAACCGCGCGAATTTACAAGTGTCATAGACCGCTTCATATTTGGAAGTTAGTATAAAATAAATTTTTTATATTATTATATATTATAATGAAACCAGTATATGCCATTATAATAATATGTATTTTAGCTTTTATTGTGTATATTTTACTCAATAAACAGCCTCAAGTTATCTATCAACAGGCACCTGCAGTCATATCCAGACCATTCTATGACAGACCTTTTTATAGACGACCAATAAATATCATCAATAGATATCCCCGCCATCCAAGACATCCTAGAAGAAAAAAATGAATAAATATATTTTATAACCAAAATAAATATATATAAAGAAAAATCCCAATATCATATAAAAATGGCATTTAACGTCAAATGGAGAGATTGCGAGCCAACGCTCGAAAATTTTATTAAAAACATGAAAACATTGGATAAAACATATAATTTAGGATTAATTTCCCCAGTAATCATGTCATATTTCAAAATCGAAAAAGGAAAAACGCCTTTGGATCTAGAAAAGGAACTTCGTAAGCATAATTTAGATACAGGTTTAATTGCAAAACCAGTGAGTGATGATCCATATTACTCGAAAATAGTTAATGAAGGAAAGGGGAAAATAATCAAATTGTCTTATTTCGGAAAATCTGGTGAATATCCACCAGAAGCTCTTGCAGATTATATAATGATTATTAGTTGTCGTCCGAGAAAAAACGTTGTTGAAGAAACTTTGCAAATCCATGACACAATGGAAGAAAATCTGACTAAACTGAAAGATGCGGGATCATTAGGCATTGATTCTTCTGACGCAGACGATATTTTAGAGTCTGGTGATATTAGATATAAACAGGATAATGAGGAACGTTTGATTCTTGAGGGAAAAAAACTTGTTTTCCTAGAAGACATTGATCCGGTTAAGGAGCTCAAGGAAGTTCAGGAGAAATATCCAGATGCACAATTTGTTTTTTGTAAGCATATGAGCAATGGTACTCCTATTTATCTATATGTCAAGGATAATATAATCTTATCAAAAGTAGGTATTAATGTTTATCTTGATGAAAAAGGAAAAAAGCAACAACAATATGTTTTTATTCCATAAAACTGATTTTTATTTTATCAATAATATTTTAATATCTTTTATAAAAAAATGTCTATCTTAGATTCCAATAGAAAAACTAAAATAGATCTTTATTATGTTAGTTTTAGTTATGCTGTTCGACCGAATATTGGTTCAACTCGAAATTACAGGATGATTGATGATGATGAAACAGTCCATTGTTCCAAAATAGATCTAAATGAATTATATACAGACGTTTATGATGAATCGATATTGAATTATTTAATTCCTGCTATCAATTTTGATTATGAACTAATTGTCGTGTTAAAATTAGATAAAAATACATACATACCAGAAGGTTATGATATTTATCAAGATATATTAAGCATTATAATTCATCCCCGCATGGATAAATTATATAAAAAAAATAATCTTATGAATATGATCTATAATCCAGAAATAGATAATCTTCCATGGAAAATACATGGTAAATATTATTGTAAATGTGCAATTCCAAAGGCATATCCATCAGGTATGATACGAACCATTAAATATATAATGGCTCAAAGTTTTGATATAAAATGTATATTGGATCTTTTGCAGATTCTAAAAATGAAAGAGTTCAAAGCATCAGGAGAAATGTATAATTTATTTTGGAATTATGAACGATTTGGCCCAATTTATCATCGTAGAATAGCAAATTCTGCACAAGAGGATTGTCATCGTCATTTTTTGTTCATAGAAAACATAAAAAAACAGAAATTACGACAAAAAGACAAAAAAATGCTTTTTGATCTGTTAGGTTCTCTTGATAAAAACTTAAAGGAATATATAATAGAATATTTATGAACGAATTTTTAGAAAAAATTAAAAACTTAGATGATTCCATAACATTTTCTGGAAATCCATATGTACGAAAACAAATATACGAGTATTGTGAAAATAATAATATGAAATTTATAAAGCATCGTCGAAAGTTTAGACAATATATATGTGCCGAGCATCATTGTCATTTAAAATTTATTTCGTGGCCGAAATGTTGTTGGCAATGCGATTCATATTGTCCTAATTCAGAGGATGAAGGATGTGGCCTACATTTAGAAGTAATGAATCGAGATAAAGTCATTACAATTTATAAAAACAAACCTAATATGAATAATGAAGTAATTGTATTACGGTAAGCGGTACAGAAGCGAAACTTCAACCGAATGAGACAAGACCCCTGCAAAAAAAACTGATAAAAATTTTGCAAAGTACCTTTTTTCAATAATTCTATTAAAAAAATGTCGGACGTTGTAAACTACAGACTCCACTACGATCCGTGCATTTGCACGATAGAAGTGATTAAGCAAACCTTGAAGGGTCTTGGACCTAAGAATGCTATTCGTTATGATGATACTGTAATCGGGTGGGACGGAAAGAAATTTAAGAATATCGATGTATCTAAGAAGGATGATGCATTTTTCTTGGATACTTCCAAGCGTTCAAACTTGGAAGGTAAAATGGAAACTCGTTTCAATCTTTACCAAACTCATATTAGCACTTATCATAATTGGACAATTGAGATACTAAGCCCAGGAGATTATTTTGAACTTCATGTTGCGGCTGGCAGTAAATTCATGTTCTGTTGTTCTGAAAAGACCCCAACATATTTTGATATGGTATTCTATCCTAAGACTGGCGGTGTCATTACTTATAGTCAAACGATAGGTGCTGGTATCGCTCATTCGGGCGATAAAAACAGCGGTAATAACCTTCTACAATTTGTAAGTAATAATGGACATAATGGTAAGACTATTTGGGGTGTAACTGGATATAACAGAAATCCTCTGCATCGATGGAAAGATACCATCCCGACGATGTATGCAATTGACGAAGAAAAGGAAGTGCTTTACATTATTCCATTGCCTCTTGACAAGGCTACTATCGGTGAATCTACGTTTGCCGGCATGGTATCAAGTACATGTGATGGCAATGGAAATTTCCGGTGCAAAGTACTGGAAAAGCCAGTTCTTCAACTCAATGTGGATACTGGTTACAATGGTGCAGATCTTCGGGCAAAGCTCAATCGTGCATTTGATCTTCCAGTTAAGGCTCTCAAGGCTATGCCAGCCCTTGGTGGCGGCGGAGCTAAGGACGAACCAGCACCCAAAATGCCTGCGATTAAGCCGCCGGAAACATCCGATGTTGAGGGACCATTGGTTCTGATGCAAGGTACCAGCAAGGCTAAATTCCCAAGTTCTGCAACTGTTGTTGAATTTGGTCCAAATGGCTACCATCATTTCACCGGAAACCATACGTATGACGGCATTGGTATTCCGGCCATTTTTCAGATTACTGGACCATTGGCTGGTGTGTGTGGTAAGAAGCAATCGTCAATCTTTGTTGATTTTGATGAAACTAATTATATGCCATGTATTCATGTGCATGATAACTGGTTGGATTCTACTGGAGACAATGTAACGATGAAGATGAATGGCATCTTGTTTATTCATCCAATCAAGCCTTTTACCAGAGCAAAGTCACGTGATGCAATTGAGGAATACATGAATGATGTGTGTGTTAATGCACGTTATATGATGGATCAACGTTCGATTGTCATCATTGTAATTAATGACGAGTACTATTGGTATTCCGGCATTGGTATGGAAGGTTTTACTGAGCACATTCCGAATTATGGTGACAATGTTACCGGGTATTTCGGACCAGAAACGATTGACCTGTTTTACAAGACCAATGCCACATATTCATGGCCTCGTTTTGTTCCAAAGGAAGATACTAGCGTTTTCCTTGGTGATGAGATGATGTCTCCAGAGGAAGCAGTTGCGAAGTTCCTTGAAGGATACTAACAAGCTTTTCCAGAAGGTGTCAATCCTTCGGATCTCCGATAAGCGCCAGTCCAAAGGACTGGCTAAAAATCTTGGATAAAAAACACTGATAATTAAAAATCTTATAAAAAATATTTAGTAAATATCTTACTTTCCATAGTTTTTCAATAAAATAAAAACTGAACATCGGTCGTTTCACTCCCTCATACACTTTTCTTGCTTTGCGAAAAAACTGAACAAAAATATATCAAATCATTATTATTTATAATCTTATAAAAAAATTTATCAGTCATGTCTCTTTCAAAGATGGCGAAATCTGGTGGAGGAGGTGCCAAGGTCATTGATCATGGTGCAGTTCTCGATGAACTTGTTGAAAATACTAATATGTGGGCAAATTGCTTTGGTCAAATGAGGGATCTTCCTCCAACACAACTTAATGCTATTCGTAATGAATTGCTTCAGAAGATTAACTCTCTGGTCAGCAAGGTGCTTGCACCTATTGGGAAGAAAATTTATGAAAGCTTTGAAGGCGATACATTTGATCGCAAGGTAATGATTCAACTCAAGAATGAACGCCGATCAATCGAAAAGAAGGTTCAGCCATTGATCAATACCATTACAAGTTTGGTTTCCACCAAGGGAACTAGTAACAAGAAGCAGAGTCTCAAGCGCGAAATGCGTTCTGAGAAGAGCAAGGCTAATGTTGCAAAGGCGACATCCATGTCAATGTCTGACAAGTTCAAACTAATGGATAAGTATTGCAAAGAATTGGGTTGTCTGATGGTTGTTATTAATACTGATCGTCTCAAGGATGCATTTAATAATTTTACTATTACTGATTACATTAAGATTAATGATTTGGTTGCAATTGATGATAGGGCTCAAACCCTTCCTGTTGATACGGTTGAATCTCTAATGGAAGTTTGCAGTGGAATGCCGCATTATCTGGCCAACACCGGATCAATTGCACTTCCCAAGCGTCATTCTAAGAATTCGATTGTTCCGCTAATGCTATGTGATAAGCACATCAATTGCAAGGATCCTAATATTAATTGGAAGGATGAAGCCAATGAAGAATGTGTGGCATTGTTCCGTATTCTCTTTCGCAGCACCATCGCCAATTGTTCTGATGCGCGTTTCGATGCCAAGGACAACGAACTGGGATATTTCCTGATTCACTGTTTCCTGTTGGCAATGGAAAGCCTCGTAGCAACAATCAAGCATTATCCTGATCCGGAGACTGATTTTGATGAAACCGTCCCGCAAATCATGCGCGGTGCCATGGGTCAGCTTCTGGCTCTGCAAGGATCAACTCTGAACATTCTCTGCTTTGCGCATGAGTATGTCTATAAGGATTATCCGATTAAGATTTTGAACAAGGATCAGCATTGGACATTCATGCATCGCATGGCCCTTCTGTGGCCATACACATGCTGGTCTCCGGTTTATTTCCATGGAAACATCCGGCGCTGTTTGGTCAAGATTGCCAATCGATATGTTGCTGATGCTGTTCGTCAAATTCATGATAGCGTTAAGCAGCAAAGCAAGGTTCAAATTGTTAAGGATTTCCGTACTAATCCAATCTATGATTCAAATCGCGCGGAAATTCTTGAGATTCTAACAACTACGAAGATTACTGATGAAGATTCTTACCAAAAGTACCGTCGTGCTCTTTGGTCATTCCTCAAGTATTTCCGTATTAATTTCAAGGATACTGAAACTGCGGGTACTCCGATTAGTAATTTTTGGAAGTATCATCATCCTCAGAAGAATAATTCTATCAACAATAGCAACAAGATTCAAATTCATCGAATGCGATTCAAGCACAATATCATTCGGATTTTCCGTAATTGTATGCGTGTTGTTCATAACAAGCATCTCGAGACAAATAATCCGCATGGTGACAAGTCGGCTAATCTCAATTTTGATCCACCGATGTTCCTTCACCAAGGATCTACATTTGCAACGACGATCGATGGAGTCACATATGGAACTGAACGTGAAGCGTTTGCCCATTTGGATTCGTTTCCCAAGATTTTCGATTATTTCCTCCCGATCTTCAACAAGAACTTGATTGCTGCTCCTGAGCCTGCACCTGCAGGTGGTGAGAAGGCTGTTGTCGTGAAGCAAGAAAACCCCCTTTTGGAGATGCTCAGCAAGGTTCCAAACTCGACGAAGGCTGTTGCCATTGTCAAGAACTTGCCGACACTTACAGTAGAATCTCTTGGTGAATTCACTGATGAGTATGTTGCTCTTTGCGCTCATGTTACGGAAAAGAATCCAGACAAGCTTCTTCGGGAGATGACGGAATTTCTTCTTTACGGATACAAGAATCTGGAAAAGGCGACAAATGATGCAGCCACAAAATGTTTTGAATAAGTATTCAAAAATTAAAAATTATAAATAATAAATTAAAAAATTACTTGAACATAATCAACGGTTCAAATATCATATTATTAGTGAATTTATCGAGTGTGAGCCAAGGATTATCATATACAAGTTTTTCAATATGTTTTTTCAGAAAATCTATTCTATTTTTTTGATTGGCATATTTAAACAGTTTAACGACATTTCCCTTGGCAATGGTTGTATCATCTGAAAAATCATTGAATTTCTTCAATTGTTTTCTAAAAACTCCACCAGAATAAACATAAACCTTGCTCGTCAATTCATTTTTTACTTGTTCTGTATAATTATCATAGCAGTCCTCAATTGTTTTTGTCAGATGATCATAATCATCTCGAGTTTTATGGCCCAATTGATATTCAGTAATAATTTCTCGCATATGCTTTCGACAGCCACAACGACAATCGTTGTGAGAAAGTCTTTTCCAAGAGTGTATATCAGTACAAAAAACTCGTTTATTGTGGTAGAAATATTCAGTATATTTGGTCGATTCATTACTGTATCGACAATATGGACAACGTACCTTGTGACCACCAGTGTGCCTGCACAGTTTATGAATACATTTGCAACAAAAAGTCTTGCCACATTTTGAATTACTACATTTAGTGCTTTGATAATTAAAATACTCATTACAGCAAAGGAGGCATTCATGTTTCTCAATCAAATCAGTTGGATCAACATCAAATGATGTTGGTTTGGCAATTTGGTGACGATCACAACATTTACAACTTGCAAAAAACTCAAGTGGTTCTCTAATCAATTCTTCAAAATCTGATTTAGCTCCCCAAGGTTCTACATAATATTGATGTTGTTTGTCTTCTTTTGCATCAAAATAACCGTCATAATAATTTTGAACGATTTTACTTGTATTTTTTGGTAATGAAATGGCATTTTCTCTATTAAACATTCTGTCGCGGTGGTCGAAATCCATGAACATTTTTTATAAAATACTTATAAAAAATGATTTTAAAAATATTTTAATCAGTTTTATTTTATAAATTATAAAAAATGTTTCCAGACAAATTTCCAGTACAACCATTGCTTGATTTTTTAACTTATGATGATACAATTGATTTAATATATGCTAATAACAAAAATATTAAATTATTCAGTTCGAAATTATTGATAAAAATTGTTAAAAATAAATATATCAAAGAAAAATTACCCATTATCCATACATTGATTGACAATTCTATTGAATTAGCAATATATGTATATACGATAGCTATTAAACAAAATATTCCGCCAGAAAATGTTGAACATCCCCTGACTGGCATTGGATTTTTTGAAATGAAAAATATTGACGAAATTTTAGAAAATATGACTCTTCATCAGAAATACAGAACACTCATGAATATTAAACGTAATATTTGTCAATACATTTTAACCAATTCATCATTGCAAGATTTAGGCGAAATGGAATTTCATTATCGTTGTATACTACGAGACCAAAATACATATCAAAGTGAAAGAATTCAATTTATGAGACTATACCGAGGTATAAATGGTGGATTATGTTTTGGTTGGTTCAGGAAATTTGAAAACTATCTTAATCGTCAATATAATATTAAGCCAAAAAATAACACTTATATAAATAAAAAATCATATTACTTATTCAAAGAATATATCCAATCCAGATTTCATTATTTAATAAATAGTTGGGCGATATCTCGTCGAATAATTTGTCTTCAATCACATATTAGACAAAAATTAGTAAATAAAAATTGATAAATTTTAATCTAAATTTTATAAATTATAATATTCACAAAAATAGGTATTTGTGCATCTGCTAAGTTAGAATATGAGGAAGAAGCATTTCCTGTTTCAATACTGAACATCATTAATAAATTAGATTATATTAATCTACATTACGATGATGACAAACCAAGAGACAATCATCAATTCAGTAATAATTCTAACCAACGTCATTCCTTATATAACATACGATGATTGTATTTCTCTTATTTATACTTGTAAATACACAATCAAACATTTTAGTTCGTCCTATTTAAGAGTCAAAGTGATAGATAAACATTTATTTATCAGATTCATAATAGACAATAAATCTGAAAAATACTTAGTAAAACCTCCAATGACAATTGAAGAAGCATTTGAAAAAACTAAATTATCGAATGATTATTGTATTGACGATGTTAATTATATCAATATAGAGCCAAATTGTAAAAAAAACTTTTATATAACATCTGATTCCATCGAAGAAAATATTACACTTCATTTAGCTCTTAAGAAAAGAGTAGGACTTCTTTGCAATTCATGTTCATTAGATCATTATTTATATAATTTTAACCTTCATCGATGCGCAAAATGCAGGAATATATGCCCATCATGTCTAGAAGGAACATTAGAATTTAGTGATCCTGTGGTATTTGACGAAGATGAAGGACGTTGCAATAATTGTGGCGAATGGATACATCTCTAAAATACATATTTCATTTGTATAATCAAATATCCGACGATTTGACACATAAACTACCAATGAACATTATACAAACCACTGTCTGCGCCCCGATTTGAGCCCAGAAACAATGTATTAAATCCGGAAAAGTATTGATATAATCATCATAACATAAATTTTTTATAATAACATAATATGAAAATATATAAGACGCAAATGCCACTAAGTTAAAAAAGAAACAACAAGGACAACATTTACAAAGCATTTTACAAATACAATAAATAAACATTATTGCGTTACCAACCATACATAAGGCCAAACTTACAGGTAATTCAGGACAAATGCCAAAATCTCTCCATTCTGATATCCAATTCTCACTTATTGTATAAAACACAGTAAAAACTCCGGAAAATAACAAGGAATATGTCATTATTAGATAAAAAGTAGTTTTTAAGCAATTCATATACAATCCTTATTCCACAATACTTTTAAGTTATATATGCTCTGAGTTGGTTCATCGAAATAAATATATACCATCAAATTTGTTTCTAGTTTCAGACAATCATTATCGAGTATTCAAAGGAATATTTGAACTTTTCTATTTTATTTATATTTATTATTCTAACAAATCTATAATACATAAAGAATTACATCAATAATAATATATGATTAAAGATATTTTTTTTACATATATCAAGTTATCTCAAATTTAATGAACAAATTATATTTTCGTTAGCTAATAAAAAATATTATAATTTAATTAGACATAAATTTAAAAATTGTAAATTTGTATGTTATACTTGGGTTACTGCGATTCATTCAATTCATGAGACATACAATGAAGCTTCTACCAAGATAAAAGATGGATTTGATAAATACATGTTAAACATCTATGATAAGGTGAATTGTTTTTTTATTGTGAGTCATCATAAAAAAAAGAATTGTTATCCACAATATATATTTTATTGTAATGAATTTACATTTCAAAGTTTTTACCATGTGATAAACATACTCAACAAAAATCCATATGCATTAGGAAAATTAGAACCATGGAATACTTAAAGAATAAATATAATATCATTATATGATCAAAGAAATTTTCTTGCACATCTCAAGTTATCTTAAGTTAAATGATCAAATTCGATTTGCTCAGATTAATAAACAATTTTATAATTATGTCAATAATTTTCACAAGAATATTCTCAATTTAATCAGAACAATTGATAATTGGGATATAACCACAATAGATTTTGATTGTCAATATAAAAATCTTGTTCATAATCTTTTTACAGAATATAATCAAGGAAAAGTCCATGATATTGAATATGTCTATTGGCGTAAAATTTCAGAAGTCATTGGAAAACTAAAACCTGATAAAGAAGTAACGGGTGTTTATCTCGACTATCTGGATAGAGGAGTACGAGATTGGAAGGAATTGGATGTACTTCTTAGAAAAAAATTTCCAAATCTTCAATCGATTCATGTATCACAGAATTTTGGAGAAGATAATCTAGCTGATTCCAAATGTGAATTCGTAATTTTGAATACAATGGATGAATATGAAGTATCTAGAGATGATATTATATATCAAGAAGCTTTAATTGGACCGGATTATTATAATCCAGAAGAAATAACATTAACTTTAATTCAAACTCAGACTCAATATCAGCTTATCATAACAGTAGAACCACTTAAAATCACATAATTATGCATATATACCACAAATCCTCTATACGTTTATTAAACATACATTTATTCTAAATTAGTCATAAAAATGAGTAATTTAGGTAATATTGAAATAGGACAATGTAATTATTGTCACAAAAAACAAGAAAAGATTGGTCATGGAGGCTATTGGATTGCACAAAACAGAGGATATTATTGGATTTGTCATAAATGCAAGGCAGACAGACGTATTAGATCTTATCCAATGGCATGTGAATGGTGTAAATATGAAAATGTCAAATGGCATCAAGGTCATACATATACTTGTCCAAGATGTACTTTCTTAGGTATCAATCATTTGTCTAATTAAACCTATTATAATTTTGATATATTTATCATAGTCTGTGGTATTAGCAATGGTTATACTGCATATTTTAAAAGGATATTTGATGACAGGAGGTAAAAATAATGCATTGCATATTAACAATGCTAAATATACTAGAGAATATCCATGTTCCAAAGCGGGTTTTATAAAATTTTTGAATAAAGGATTAAATGTTCTAGTTATTATTCCAAGACAATATTCTCCATCAGACACTTTCGTAAATACACCGCTAATTCTGTTTGCATTAGTATTTTTATGAAATCGCACAAAGTGATCACATGCATTTGGATTTGTATTAACGGCATTTTTCAATAATTTCATCATTACACCTATATATATATCACATTCTAAAGAATTATATTGTGACCCATTGGTAACACGTAAAACTCCACTTCTTATATCATTAACTATACTTTCAATTTTAGTATCAGAATTAAATGATAAATGGTCATGCATACGCATGTAACATTCTTTTAATTTTTTTGAATTTAAGAAATATAAATAATATTGTTCCCAACGAGAACTAATATCTGCAATTAACATTGATTTTGTTGGTCCATTATTTTCTGATAGTAACAATTCTTCTAAATATTTTATTGTTATTATATCTGGTGTTTTTTCTAAAAGTTGTTTAAGAACCATATTTTTTCCTTTGAGTTCTTGTTCGGTCTGTGGGTTTCCACCTTTTTTGGAAGGTCCTTTTACAATTCTCCATTTCCATTTTTTCTCTTTTGAATAATAAACATATCCGCCAACGGCACCATTTTTCATTTTTTTCTTTCCTTTAATGCGCATTATACATTATATATATATATTAATCGTTCTTTCCTCGACATTTTTTTAATCATTCCAATGAAAGCATAATCATCTTTATAAAATCTTTGAAGAAACTCGATACTCTTTTTGCTTAGTTTATTATTTCTTTTCTTACTCGCGTTAATTCTGGGTATTTCAATATTAATATCTATTCTATCTAAAACTTCTTTCAATTCTTCATTATAATTCTCAAATAATATATAAATATTATTTTTTTTCCTAATCCAAAGCACTTGTGGGGTATAAATATATTTATATTTCAGAATCATTCTGCCAATTTTATGTTTTCCTTCTTTATTCTCTATTTCGGCCTTAACTATGTTATGATATTTATGATTTTTATTTATATAACATTGAATAAACTTTTCGGGTGTATTAATGCCATGTTTAATACAATTTCGCACATTTTTATCACAAGACCATTTTTGCAAAGCAAAATTAACAGCTGAACAGAATCGTTCAACTGGATCTCGCAAAACATATAAATTAATTCCATCTTCAACGAATGGCATGGCCCAGTGAGCAAAATACATAAGTGATTTTAGTCTATGTTTTTTAACAATTTCCAAAATGGTTTTTCCACCATTCTTGGGTATATGAATAAAATTTATCATATATAAATCTTTCATATATAAATGAACTTAAAAATCCGCTAGGACAATATAATAATAATGACCAAAACTTTAATCACACTTCACGGAGGTTGTTTCGTAGGAGGTTCTTCTTCATGGGACAAAGCACAAACTAAATGTTTAATAAAACTGGGCTTTGATGTTCATCAACTAGAATTTCCAAAAGATAATTTTGAAGAAACTATTAAATATATTACAAAATACATTGAGAAACTTAACGAACCTGTTTATTTGCTTGGAAGATCATCAGGTGGATATCTCGCTAAGGTTCTTTTTGATACATGTCCTGATTTAATTCTAAAAGTCATTTATTTGGCACCTGTATTTAATCCTCCTAAGAGAGCTTTAATAAATAAACAATTCAAGAAGAAACAGGATCATTATTTCCGAAATACCAAAAAAATTCCAAGTACTAAGAAATATGATTATAAAAGAGAATTGATTATATTAGCAATTAAAGATGAAAATGTTCCAAAAGAATGTTTTACCAAAGAACAGCGTAAATATGCAGTTGATATAGATATTGAATCTCATAAAGGTGTATTAGGAACAACATCAAGTCTATTTCGATTAATAGTAAAAAAATATTTTCCTATTTCTAATAAGAGAAAGGCTAAATCAATATCTAAATCAATATCTAAATCAATATCTGAACCAATTAAGAAAACAGGTACCAAACATATATTATATGATGGAGGACGATCAAGAAATGATTGGAAAACTCGTCCACTCATAACGCTTAGTCCAATATATAAAAATGTATATATTTCTAATTATGAAGCTGCCAAACAAATGCTTCAGATCAATAAAGACATAGCAGTTTTGAATTTACATGGAGATGTAATTATAAATGATAAAAGAGTCGATAATAGTTTTTCTATTGATGATTCTATAACTGTTGATCAGAAAGTATTCAATAAATTCATTAAAAATGTATCAAAGAGAATTGCAAAACTTTCCAAGTCTAATAAAAAAGTTATTATTAATTGTCATGCGGGAATCAATCGTAGTTCTGCGGCTGTTCTTGGATGGATGATAAACAAAGAAAATTTCACTTATCAAAATGCGCTTAAAATTCTTAGAGAGAAAAAAGCGGAAGCAGCGGAGCATTTCCGATTCAAAAACAGATATCAAAGTTTTAAGGAAGGATCAACGATTCATCAATATAGTTGGCCAACCTTATCAGGAGGTAGTAGTAAAAAATTACTTAAAGCATTGACAGGAATATAAATCATGAAAGATATATTATCAAATATTGCTGATTATTTACTCATTAAAGAAGAATTTTATTATTCAACTATCAATAAATCCTATTATCGAGATCTTCATTATCGACTTGAAAAATACAAAATATTATTAAGTATTTTTGATTATTTAGAAATAAAAGTGCAAATTAGACTAGCTCATCTCAACAAACGTTTTTATTCTCTTATGGATAAGCGATAAAAATTATAAATAACATGGCGTCTGTATTTTATAAGGTTTGATAAGGAAAAATACTTGCAGTTGTCATCCCAATAAATTATCTGTAAAAAATGTAAATGAAAAAAACATTACTAAATATATTAAGAACAAGTATAAAGGATATCGAAAAAAGAAATCTCTAGATGATATGATCATGAATGCTAGTATTGCTTAATAAAAGATTTAGGTCAATTAGAAAGGTAATTTATATTTTTTTCCATTCAATATAATGTAAAGTTTTTTATTTTTCTGCATTCTAATTTTTCTTTTTCCGAATTTACCAACTTTGAGATATAAATTATATCCTCCACCAAATAATTTTTTTCTGAGGGGAGGACCATTATTATTTCCAATAGATTTATTATTTTTAGAACTATTAATTTTTCTTTTTTTTTTCATATGTTCTAACAACATTTTAAGAACATAAATTTTTTGTTGATCATATTGTTTCTTGATTTCACTAACTCTTTTTCCTTCTAAATTGTTATATATAGCCAATAATTTTTCGATATTTAATAGTTTAAAATCATTACCATTTAAGCTTAAATCTGTTACATTATTTCCAGTAAATTTACCATTATTATGTTGAGTTGCAAATAAATCAACAGTTATCATATTACCCTCACCAGTAAAATTAAACTGAACAGAATTCATCTTAGTTCCAGTCGCATTAGACATTTTCAAACGATTAAATTTTTTCAAGAGATTTACATATTGACTATTATTTGCATTACCAACATAAAAATCTACATTAGTATTTTTTTCAGGATCAGGATTAATGACTAGTTTTATAAATTCACATTTGATTTTATCAGGAAGACCAGTTGCCAATATATGTAAAACAATTGCAATACTACCACCTAAAACATTTCTATCAGGATCAAGCATACGGGATAAATGTTTTAATTTGGGTAAAACATAATTAAGTTTCATTTTATAATTATCATCTAAGCAGTCAGGATATTCTATTTCACTATGCTGAGGTCTGGGAGCTGGTGGAGGTGTTTCCATTTATACATATAAATAAGATAAAAAAGTTTAGTAATACATTTAGTTGCCAACTACATGAATTAACAAGCTCACCATTAAAAATATACTTCAACACACGTTATAAATATTTCTTAACAAGGTCACCATTAAAAATATGTTGCGCAACCGGGCGGCTTTGATGTTTTTGATAGGGGTAATGTTTGTGAAATGAACTTAAAACCCTGATAAATATATATGGTATGTTTATCAAAGAAATTGTTATAGAAGTTTGTGGGTGGTTGGGTGTGAGGGATCAGATTGTATTTGGTGCGACTTGTAGAGAATATCATCGGGCGATTAAGGGGAAATTTAAGGATTATGGATTTTTATATTTGACATTGAGTTGGGGAAGAGAATTTCACTCGGATTATAAGGAGGTGGAAGACACAGAACCATATAAATTATTTATATCGAAGGTTAATACTAATACATATAATAAATATTTTTATAAAACGAAATTGAAAAGAGATTTTTCAGATATATATTTTATAAAATATTTTAATATGGAAGGTGATAGAACAGAAGATATAGTGTATCATGGATTTATATATTGCCTTGGTTTGGAAGTAATATATTGTCATAAGGATTTGATCAATAAAAAGTTTAATTATTTTTCGGATTTGATTTGTGAAGGCATTTATTAGTAGGAGGATCACCCAATCCTCTCCACAATGTAAGTGTTTTGATATCGGATGACCAACTCCCAGCTGACCATGCGATATCAACCATTTCCATTACTTGTTCAGGAGTTTTTTTGACTCGATGAACGAGGACTTGGCCACAATTACATTCAATGAGATCGTAGAAACCATATTTTTTTTCAAAATATTCAATAGTTTCATTAAAGTCATGATCTGGATCCAACCAAAGTTTATCACTAATATAATCATATAACCAAATACCATCATAGAAAAAATCATGGCTATCACGAAGATCAATCATATATACTTTTTTCTTAGAGATTTTGAAATGATGAGTGAGATCACCGATGACTTCAAATCTAACATCATCTAAATCTTCATAATCACAAATTCTTTTTTTGAAGTATTTATTTTGTTCCATTTTTTATATATTATGTCTTAATAATTCTTTATATATATTGAGTTATATATTGAGTTTTACAAATTCATTTACATAAGGTTCATATGCATGTTCTAAGTTATAATGCATTATTCCATTTTTTATTATATAATGTTTATTTGCATGTAAATTACAGAATTTACATGTATTGCGAGGATAATTAGTTGTTCTTTTATATTCAAGAGGAGATACATAATTACAAGTAATAAGATGATGTCTATCATATGGCATACCACATTTTAAACAATCCAGAGCACCATTCTTAAATGCAGCAGGGAAATATTCATTTTTTCCAGTTTTGGGTTCTTTTATAACAAAATACAATTGTTTTTCTCCGTTGCCATGTCTAATCATTAGGTTGGATGCCCCATTTCGGAAATAGTAAGATTTCTTTCCATCATTGGTAAAGTGACTAGCATTGTATCTTTTCATTTATATCACTTAAAAATATAAAATATAATTTATTCATACGAAAATCTATGTTTATTAAAGAAATTTTTTTAGAAATCATAGATTATTTGAAAATAAATGAACAAATAGGATTGAAACGACTCAATAAGAGATATAATAAACTAATAAAAGAGAAGTTTAGAGATTATATGTTTGCATATTTACATATGGATTATGAATATCCAAGCAAATATCGTTACGATATGCCATGCCCATTAACAAAATATAAATATGTATATGACATATATAAAAAATCTAAAAAAGAAGCTTGTAATCCAAGAAGTATGAGAACATTTTATGACATAATGAATGAATATAACGAAAAAGTATTATTATCAGAAAGATTATTAGTTATAATATTAGATATAGATGAACACAAAACAAGTCAAATTCATAATAAAACATTAAAAGAATTAACAAATGTAAAAATACGAAGAAAAAACCATAGTAAAAAAATTCACGAGGTACTTACTCTAAAAGAGGAAACCGAACGGCGTATATTCGTGAATAGAGATAAAAATGCGTGTAAAAATATTTTACATATTGGAAAGTGTTTCTTAGAAAATCAAACACGTCCAGACGTGTTCAAAAGAAAACCATTAAATCAAACTGTTATTCAAGGAAGGTAGTAACTTGAGTGATAGCCGAGAGGACGCAAGTATTCTACCTATAAATACTTGCCAATAAGCCTCTCATTTATAGAATTTTGTATTCATGTAGTATTTAATACTATGTGGGTAAAAAAGCGTTGTGTCTTGTTATTTTTTTTTTATAAAAAAGTGGCATTTAAAATACGCACCGCTCTAAATACAAATCTTATTAAATTTATTGTAAAATCGACTAAATGGAGTAATTTTGAAACAACGAAGCAAATATTCAATTACATACCAAATATCATTGATGAAATTGATGAAATCAATGATATAAACATATATAAATATTACAATTTTACAGAAGAAGAAATTAAATGTCTTGAATGTAAATAATATTTATTATATTTATTATAAAATGTTTATTATTGAAAAATTAATATCAACATTGAGATTAATCAAAAAATAATAATTTTTCATTGCATCCATGGAAATATTTTTGGATATTTTCCATTAGAATATTTATTTAATGCAATCATTTCACCTTGTTCCGATACAGACATATCAGGAAAATATCCTGCATTAAATTCTTCTCTTTGACTTTCATAAGCTTCTTGTTTACAAGTATCCATGTGGCAATATTCATATAAATATTTCATCTGACACATACGTTGAACAACTTCATCAATCGTAAATTTTTTTGATCCATTTATATATTTTTCACATAAAACACTATCATTTCTTAATTTTAATTTATATTTTGCTAATGCTTCAATCAATTTTGCTTTCCTTTTATCTTGAGCAATTTGGTTTTTTCTAGCTTTTTTTTCTGCTGCTATTGCACGTTTTTCATTTTTTTTCTTTTGTTTTTCTTCTAATACAGATTCAACATAACTATTTATATTGTCATATTTTATATTATCTCGTTTGCATAAGCATTGTTTTACATCATACAAACTATAATATCTGGTTGGGCCATATCCAGAAAATCCATCATAATGTTGTAAATTAGACAAATCATCAGATGTTAGTAGATATTCATTTTTGCTACGTGTCATTGAAATTGGGCGAAATTTATCAGTATTTCTGCATGCTTTACATATTTTAATATTAAAAATCCTGGAATCTGTTCCTTTATTTACATTACATCCTTTACATGTTTTGTCCATTGTAATAATTATTTAATATATGTAATATTTTTAAGTTATATTTTTAATACATAATTATAAAAAATGAAAATAACAATATACAAAAAACATAATGATCATATTATCACCATAAATGAATTTCAAAAAACATTTTAACAGAATTAATGAATACATAACTGAAAAAGGATACAAAGTAATTAATGTATCAAAAACAATTGATATAAAATCATATAATAAATATGCATTATCAATATCATCTAAACCAGATGTTGTTTTGATAAGTATGAGAACCTTAAAAAATAATGAATTATATGAATATTTAGAAGAGCAAATTGGAGTAAAAAATCAAATATTCATAATAATGAATCATACTACTTGTATTTTACTAAGTTCATTTAATAAAATAGTAATAAACAAGATGTTAGAAGATGATTTAGCGAATAAAGAATGTTCAATTTGTTTTAATGAAATTAATGAAAAGTTTGTATGTAAGTGTTCATATAAAATGTGTTTAGATTGTTATAGTAAGGTTTCACAATGTCCTCAATGTAGAATTCGTTATTATAAAACAAATGATATAAAGTAATATATTTATTGCTAACCACACGAATTAACTAGGTTTTAATTAAATAAAAACTAATATTTAATCAATATAATGTATTGATTAAAAATATATTTTTTAACAAGGTTTCGAAGCAACGCGGCTATTTGTTGATAATTTTCCATAAAATATTTAAAAATGATCATAAAATAACAATAATGTTATATATATATTACTAAAAAACTACCATTAAAAAATATAAAAAAAATTAAAAATGATTTAAAAAAATATATAAAAACATTTTATATTTATTTAATAAAAAAATGCCAACGTTTATAGATCTTTACACCACTCTACAGAAAAATAAGGATAATGATATTAAAAAATGGCTTTCAAAATCATGGAAAGGAATTGATAAACAGGAATCGTTATTGAGACTATTTGCTGGATTAGGATTATTTTCAGAATTAGCTAAATTTAGAGTATGTAATGGTAATTTTAATAAAGGTACAATAAAGGGAATTATTTCAATAAGGGATATATTTTATGAAAATAATAAACCAAAAAATTTGAAAGATAAGGGTGATAAATCAGATTTAACGCTTATTGATGAAAATACAATTATTGCAATTAGTTCAAAAAATAATGAAAAACAGCAAGGAATAGGTAAATATGATATTGCTCATTTATTGTATATATTCACTAAGAAATATCCCAAAACAACGAATATTATTGGAATATGCACACGATATAAAGATGAATTATTAGAAAAGGCTAGGAGAGCTAATTCGTCATCATTAATTGAAAGTAATTGTATTTTATCGAATCAAACAATTATTATTGATTGGTCTGATTTGAATGAAGCATTTCATCATTTCAAAAAATTATATGGTAATACAAATTTAGACGATATAATAAACAATAAAATTGATAAATATGTAATGTTACCTAGACCACATCAAGAATATTCAATTGATTGGACGCTATATAAAATGAATAATGATATAAAAGAAGTGATTTGGGGACATATTCCACGATCGGGTAAAAGTTATATTATGACAGGTTTAATTATTGCAGATAGAACTGATAAATGTAATTATTTAATTATTACGACTGCTCCAAATGAAACTGTTCGTCAATACATGAGTGCTTTAAGATGTCAACAATTACATGGTTTTAATGTAATTCATCTTAATAATAAAAAAATAGGCAAGCCAAAAACTAAAAATAATATTATTATTTGTTCAAAGCAATTTTTACAAATAAAAACAGATAAAATGAATAAAAATGGTAAAATACTAGAAAAGACGCTAAGTATAAAATGGTTATCAGAAATGAAATTTAAAATTAGGTTTCTTGATGAGGCCCATTTTGGCGGCACTACGTCTCTTTCAAAGACAACTTTAAAAAAATATGGAAATGGGTCATTTACTGTTTATATGACAGCAACATATTTAAAACCAACTAATTCATTCCAGATATCAAAGGACAATATTTTGTTATGGGATTTAGAAGATGTTGTTTTATGTAAGGATTATATTGAGAATTATGATCGTCTTAATGAAAAACATGGTCCTAAATTTATTAAGATATTCAATAAATATTCAGATAAAAGAATAATGGAAGAATATAATAGATATCCTGATTTACATATTTTAACAAATGAATTAACAGATGAAACAGTTGAAAAAGTAATTAAAGCAACGCGTGATAATGATTATGGATATTCAACTTCATCAGCATTATTGTTAAATCAAGATATTAATGGAAATACTTTAGAAGAATTTCAAAATAATGAAAAAGCATTAGATATATTTTATCAAATATTTGGAAAATATGATGAATTAGGGATACCTGATGAAAAGTATCCAGATAAACATGTTTTTATGAGAAAAATAGAAAATAAATGTAAAGAATATGATTCACGATATATGAGTAATCACAATGAACCATTGATAATCATGTGTTTTCTTCCTCAAAACAATATTAATGAACTGTCAAATACTGTGAAAAAATTATTAGAAGATAATGAAGTGATATCAGATTATGATATTGTTATTATTAACAGTAAAATATCAAATAACCCCAAAGACATAATTTTAGAAGCAGCCGCAAACATAAAACACACTGACAAGAAAGGAATACTTGTATTAAGCGGAAAACAATGTAGTGTTGGAATAACAATTAATAATTGTGATGTTGTTATATTGTTAAATAATAGTAAATCATATGATATGATTTATCAAATGATGTTTAGATGTATGACAGAAGGATATCGTAAAAGATGTGGTTTTGTGATAGATTTAGATATATATAGGGTATCTCAGATATGTATGGATTATTCATATCAAATTAATCCAAATTTACATCAACAATATTCATTGAAATATTTATTTGAACAGAGAATAATTAATGTTAATGAAGATAATTTTAAGGGAATACAAGAAGATATAAAATCATATAAAATCAATAAAATGACAGAATATCTATATAAAATTGGAACAGCGAATTCTAAAAAATATATAGATACGTTATTATCAAGATTATCAAAATATGAATTATTTGATCTAACATCAGATGAAGCAAATATTTTAAAATGTTTCAAAATATCACAAACTAAAATAGTAATGTCAGATGGAGAAAGTAAAATCAAAAATGGAATTAAAACTGTAATTGTAAAAAGTTCTAATAAACCTAAAGAAGTATTGGAAGAAATTATTCAAAAAAGAAATTTTATGGATATATTGAAACATATTATTCCATTAGTATGTATTTTAACAATATCATCAGAATCAATGAATTTTGAGGATATGTATAATGAAATAATATGTAATGAAATAGTAAGAAATATATTTTTAGAGCAATTACAAAGTTGGTGGGGAAATTCAATAGTAGAAAATACCCTTAAAAAACTAATATGTATATATATAGAACATATGTCAGATAATACAGAAGTTAACCAATTAATTAAAACTATTAAAGAAATATTTTTAAATTCAAAGGATGATATGAATGAACTATCAAAAAATGTAGATAAATATTTAATTCCTCAGGAACTAGAAAAGAAGAATAATGCAGAGGTTTCAACACCATATGTATTAAGAAATGAAATGTTAGATAAGATTCCATCTGACTTTTGGACAAAGCCTCAAAAAGTCTTTGAACCCTGTTCAGGAAAAGGGGGTTTTTTAGTGGACATTGTAAATCGTTTCATGAATGGATTAACCAAGTTAATACCTGATAAGGAGGAAAGATATAGAGTAATAGTAGAAGATTGTTTATATTTTTCAGATATCAATAAAACAAATATATTCATATGTGAATTGTTATTAGATCCAGATAAAAAAGGATATAAACTAAATTCAAATTTAGGGGATACTTTAAAATTAGATATTGCTAAAAAATGGGATTTAGGAGGATTTGATACTGTTATTGGAAATCCTCCATATAATTCATCAGGAAGCACAGGGACAGGAAATACAATATGGCAACATTTTACAAAAAAATCATTAAATATGTGGTTAAATAAAGAAGGATATCTTTGTTTTGTTCATCCACCAGGTTGGCGAAAACCAAACACAAAAAGAGGTAAATTTTATGGATTATATAAACTTATGTCTGAACAAAATCAAATGTTATATCTATCAATACATGGTATAAAGGATGGACAACAAACATTTAATTGCGGAACTCGTTATGATTGGTATATAATTGAAAAAAAAAACAAATATAAAAACACAATAATAAATGACGAGAAAGGTAAAATATTTAACATTAATATGAATAATTTTCATTGGTTACCGAACTATAATTTTGATATTATAGAAAAAATATTAGCAAAAAAAGGGAAAAAAACATGTAATATTATGCAAAGTATGAGTGCTTATGAACCGCGAAAAACATGGATGTCAAAAACAAAAAATAGTGAATTTAAATATCCATGTATTCATTCAACTCCAAAAAAGGGAACTAGATATATGTATTCAAAATATAATAATAAAGGACATTATGGAATACCTAAAATTATATTTGGTGAATCAGGAATATATAATCCAGTTATAGATATTAATGGAAAATATGGAATGACCCATGGTGCAATGGGTATAAAAATTTCCAGTAAAGATGAGGGTGATAAAATATCAGCTGTATTAACAAGTGAAAAATTTCAAGATATTATTAAAAGCTGCAATTTTTCATCATTTCGAATTGATTGGAATATTTTTAGAGATATGAAAAAAGATTTTTGGAAAGAATTTGTTTAATTATATTCCAATATAAATATTACAATTTTACAGAAGAAGAAATTAAATGTCTTAAATGTAAATAATATTTATTATATTTATTATAAAATGTGTTTAGATTGCCATGATAAGGTTTCACAATGTTTTCAATGTAGAGTTCGTTATTATAAAACAAATGATATAAAGTAATATATTCATTGCTAACCACACGAATTAACAAGAGCGTTTGTTAAAAATGTGTAGACCACATCGTGAAAAAAAATATTATTGTGTTTTATTAAAATGTTCATTCAAGATATCTTTATTTTTAAGCAACATATTAACGGTGGGGCCCTTCAGATACGGATCTTTCTGAATAAGAGTGATGACTCCATCTAATTCATCTTTTAATTTTTTACCAATACGCAATTTATATTTTTTATAATTTTCAACAATATCATATAAATCATCAGCCACATTAGCAAGCATTTTATCAAGAACTGATGATGTATTCATTTTTTTCCAACCATTTAAAAAAACATATAAATCTTTATATTTATCTTCTTCTGAAGGTAAGTAAATATTTCTATTTTGTTTTGCATATACATGTTTTGCTTCAAGAAGATTACATGGTAATTCTTTTACATTTCTAATACAATTATCAAGTTTTTTATGTCCGATTTCCTCAATCCAGCTGTCTAATTTTTCTTTTCCGAAATCAACATGAATATTGATGTTGTTATTAATATTAACTGAATTGTCATTATTAATTGAATTATCATTATTATTAACAATAGATATCTTACTTCCATTATTTTTTATCATAGGACAATATCCTTTTGCCAAATGTCTATTTAAATTACCTTGACAACTAAATCTCTTATTGCACAATGAACATTTAATTGCTTCATCATTTTGCTTTGTAATATGTTTGTCTTTCATATGTTTCAATAATGCTTTTTTTGAAGAATATCGTTTAGGACAATTTTCACACCTAAATTGTAATTTGTTATATTTATCACATTCATTTCTATTTTTATGATTTAGTAAAGATATTTTGTTTTTATATTTTTTGCCACATGTCTCACAAGTATGAATCATTATATACTATATCTCATATATTTCTTTAACTATTTTTTTTGTCTTGATTTTTGATTCTGTGCATGTAAAATGGATCTCATGCATGATGGATCCAAAAATAACAATAAATTATTTATATATATATATTACAATTATATATTACATAAATATTATGATATATAAAATATATTAACACAATAAATTAACATAAAAACGCTTGTGCATACTAATTATTCTGATCATTATTTTTGATTCTGTTATTTATAAAAATAATTATCAATAAATAATAATAAAAATAATAGTAAAAAATATTAATTAACAATAAAATGAAAAAAACGCCATGCATATATGCACAACTTGTGAACGAAAACAAAAAAATCTGAGTTTGTTCTCACTTTTCAAAAATTTTTTTTTTCTTTTTTTAATTTCTAATCTCACACAACTTTTATTTCAAGTGTCAGTTCGCGAAAATTCCGTGCACGCAGGATCATTACTTTTGATTCCATCATATTTTTTTATATATAATAACACTAAATAATGGTATTAATATTATTGAAAAATGTAGTTTTATCAAAAAAATCGTTTGTGCATGCAAAATGGATCCATCTAAAATTTGGTTAATTTTTGTGGACAAAAGCTGTTGTTTGTAAATTTTTATTATGATAGTATATTCAGTTGCCAATCGCATGAATTAATAAATTTGGATTAAAAATATACTTTAACATATGTTATAAATATTTATTAACAATAGCGTTTGTTAAAAATGTTTTTCGCAACCGGCCGCCCTGATGAAATGTGACTAAAACTGGGGTGACACCACAAATATTATTACCATTCATTTGAAGAGACGAAGTTATAATTATTCATATAATGTTTATCAAAGAAATTTTTTTACAAATCATAGGTTATTTGAAAATAAACGAGCAAATAAGAATGAAACAACTTAGTAAGATGCATTATCAATCAATAAAAGAAAAATTAAAAGATTATGGATTTATGTGTATGGTTTATAATATTGACAAAACATTTGTTCAAAATTATGGAGATACAAAGAATTACATTTATAATCAAGTTAAAATTTTACAAAATAAAAATCCAGAAAAATATTTAAGTAAAATTGTTCATTGTGATTCATTGAATAATGTGAATAAAAAAATAAATCGAGAGTTTGATAAGTTATATGAAAAAAAATATAAAAAAGAATCAAACATAATTGAGTATTATGACGTGACAATGACATATCCTATTTTTCAATTTCGTTGTGATACCACAATCAGAGTTGAAATATATTATACTAATAATAAAATAGATAGTTTGAAAAGTGCTCGTGCACGACCAACTATTTGTCCTCCATGTGGATAATTGTTTTTATAAAAATCTTATTATTTTAAGTTAATAAGTACTTAAAGAGCTGCCTTCTCTTGCTAAAATAAAAAATTATTTTTAGTTTAATTTTATATAATTATGTTACTTTTAACTGGATTGATTTCACGGAACACCATTAAATTATTTATCGACAATACATATTATAAATATATAATTAAATAATTAAATAATATATGAGAAAAAAGGTTTATAAAAAATTAATAGAGCCTTTCAAGGATTATTCATGTTTCAAAGAAATGAAAAGTAGAATTAGTTATTTAACATTACAAAATTATGTTGAAATTCAACAAAAAGGAGGTTATAAAGAGGTTAAGACATATAAATACATGGGCTTTCGTTTCCGAACAGCTTTAACAAAAGATGAGGATGAGGTATTTTTCATGATAGATAAAAATAATAGATGTTTTATACTAAAAATAGACTTAGAATATTCTGGATTAGCGATATTAGAAGGATTTGGGAATGAACCCTTATTTTAATTTGTTACAAAACGCGACATATTGTTATAAATCATATTATCAATTTAATCATTATAAATCATACAATTGCCCTTTTTAACAACATTCTAGGCTCACAGGTAACCTATACGGCATCTAGCCTTAACAGTTTTTCATAAA